ATGCCAACGCGGTGGTGTCGGACATGCTGATCTCCACCGAGCCAATGACGTTGGCCAACTTCATGAATATCGTCGATGCCGGTCGCGCCCCTGGCTACGCGCCATTTCGCGACTTCATCCCTGGCGATTACGAATACCAAAACGCGATCTTCCGCGCTGTGCTCAAGTCCACCACCTCTGATCGCGCCAAGCTCAAGCAGATGAAGGTGACGGTGGATGTGCCCGACGTGTTCGATCGCGGCGCCACTACGATTACCGTCGACCAAGCCGCCACTGGCGTGCGGGTGACATTCGAGCGCTCGTTCCACATTGTTCCCGAAATCACGGCAACGCTGAAGGGCGGCACCGTGATGGCAATTCCCAAGATCGTCAGTCCTGACGATGGCGGCTTCACCCTGATTCTCGAGACGCCATACGGCACTCGAGTGGGCGGCACCGTCTCGTGGACGGCTCAAGGCTACTAATCCCTCGACTTAGTGGCTATAATCAGTCACGACTGAATAGAAAGAGAAACCATGCAGTCCTATCAAGACATTCCCGATACCACCACGCTGACTGCCTCGCGCAGTCTGCTGTTGAGCAACATTCTGACGGCGATGTCACAGTCGTCTGGCACCGCATTCCCCACGACCAACCTCGTGCTGGGTATGCCTTGCTATCGCACCGACCTGAACAAGACTTATGTCCTGACTAACCTGACCGGCCCCGTCTGGACGCTGGAGCAGGACAACGCTCGCACGGTCGCGTACCTGGACGATACCATTGCCGCCGCTACAAAACTGGCTACCGCTCGCACGATCAGTATTTCAGGCGACGTGACCGGCACAGCAACCTTCGACGGTACAGCTAACGCCGCCATCACAGGTACTTTGGCCGCCTCGGGCGTAGCTGCCGGCACCTACGCCGCAGCAACGATCACAGTGGACGCCAAGGGTCGCGTGACATCGGCATCGGCCACAACTTCACTGGTCAACACATTCAACTCGCGCACAGGCGCGGTGACGCTCAGTTCGGCTGATGTGACGGGCGCATTGGGTTTCACACCTGCAAACCCTGGAGCAAACTACACCTACACCTCAATTCGAATGTTCCGTTCGAACTTCGATACCGCCGGCGGCTCATACGCTCCATTGATGGCGTATTCGGACAATTCATCTGGAGCGACGATGTCGTTCCACCGCGCGGGAGCGTATGCGGTGAACTTGGGCCTGGACTCAGATAACGTATGGCGTCTGGGTGGCTGGTCTGCTGGCGCATCACGCATCGCAGTGAATATGAGTGGCCAAATTTATGGCGCTGCTTACGGCTGGCTGCATGACTACTTCTTCAGCACAATTTCCAACTGCGCTCGTACCACCGGCGCCGTTAGCGGAAACGCGGGCAACTGTAACAATTCCGCTAACTGCGTTACTACGGTAGCAAATTGCGGAAATCTCGCGCAATTCGTCACCGTTCTCGAAGATGGCGGCTCTAACGTGCGCGTCAACGGCTACCAATATAACTTCAACTGTAATTGCAACTGTGATTGCAACTGCTGCTGCTAAGGAAATCTCATGAAAGTATATGGCGTCAAAAACGATCACATTTCTCCTCGATTCAAGCCAGCAATCAGCTTGACTTACGATTCGAAAACCACAATTCTGCGAATCGACGCAGTGATTACGGCATCAGTAGGCGATATTGAAGGTGTCGCTCCTGGAGAAATTCTGCCAGCAACATTTAATGCGTCCACAGAAGTGAAGCTGAATGACTTGCGCAATCGAGCGGACTGGTGTGAGCATCAAACCTACTTCTTGGCTATGGAGAATGTGACATTCACATTCGACCCAGTGTTCCCACTCTTCGTCGAAACTCTTCAAAGCCGCGAAGCTGCGTCCGAATACGCCAAACGTGTTCAGCGCAACCTTCTCGTTGGCATCAACGTTCCATTCGTTGACTCGACAGATGAGGACATTTTCATCACGGTCAACCTGAACATGGACGCGACCGAGTCGGACTTCATTTGCAAAGGAAACCTCGAGCGTATCTGGAGTGAATACTCCAGTAGCGGCAACGAGCGGACGATGAAGTTTCCGTCCATCGTCGCAAGCGCCAACCCATCTGTTGTGGCAGAACAGTCGACAACGATTGATGTGCGCCTTGAAGACGCGCGTGGAAATCTGATCGAACGAGACGCAACCATCTACATTGAAGCGGTGCATGGCATCGTGTCAGGAACCCGTTTGAAGGTTAAGAATGGTATTGCAACATTGCCAGTCTCTTCGGTAGGGTTGACTGCGGGTGACGATGTGCGCGTCAAATTTGGATGGAAGTATTTCCCTGGCGCGGAAGATGTGACGATCAAGGTGGTGTGATGCTTACTCAAATTTTCGCAACTCCGATCTATCGTGGAGTTCTGGGAGAGTCGGAAAGTTCTCGAACGCGCCTCAAAGAGCGAACACTGGAGCTTTACGAAAAATACAACAGCAACGGAAAGCCTTGGTCGCGCTCGACCCGTCAATCGCTTGAAGAGTGCGACGCCATTTTCAAGCCAATATTCGCCGCTGTAAAGCAGCGAGCAGAGCTGGAATATGGAGTTAAGATTGCGAGCGTTACTGGGCGTGAGCTTGTTCAAAAAGAGCATGATTTCGTACCGCCCCATGTGGAGTCCTCACACCTTTCTGCGATCTACTGGATCGACTGTGATGCGCACCCCGATGGCTCCAAAGACGAGCATGACGGCTGCTTGGTTCTGAACCACCCAGCGGGCACATTCGGCTCGAAATGCTTGCCAGATGAGCGACGCAATTACGTTGTTGAGCCACGCCCTGACGCGCTGCTCATTTTCCCCAGCCACATTCTGCACTTTGGCCATGTGTACTTGGGTAAACGTCCAAGCGTAGAGATTCACTTTGAAATGGAGATTGCTTAATGCCTGTATTTAAAATCGTAGGAATGAACGAGCGTGGAGAGAAAAAGACGTTCGAATACAACAACATCACAAGCGAATTCAAGGACGCTTGGGGCAACCCGATTACGGAAGTGCTGAATGTTGCCGAACGTGGTTTTGCCACAGTCACCAGCAAAGATACACCGACTTCAAAGGGCACGCCACGGACACTCAAAATCTCACTTGGCCTTTCGTGCAACTACGAATGTGACTATTGCAGCCAGCGTTTCGTGCCCCGTGCCGCTGAAACCAATCCAGGCGACATCGACGAATTCCTTGCGGCTCTGGATAGCTGGGTTACACAACCACCCGAGCGCGTGGAGTTTTGGGGTGGCGAGCCTTTCGTCTACATCAAAACAATGCGCCCTCTGGCAGAAGCAATCCGTGCCAAGTTTCCAGAAGTCGAGTTCACCGTCATCACAAACGGCTCTCTGCTGAACCCAGAGATCAATGAGTGGATCGACAGCATGGGCTTTCAAGTTGGCGTATCTCACGATGGGCCTGGCCAGCATGTGCGCGGCCCCGACCCACTGCAAGACCCTGAAAAGCGAGCTGCAATTCTCGACCTCTATGCGCGTCTGATTCCAAAGCGACGAATCAGCTTTAACGTCATGATGAATCGCCAAAACGTCTCACGCGCTGCCATTCAGAGATTCTTCATTGAGTTGACTGGCGACAAGAATGTTCCGATCGGTGAGGGCATGTTTGTGGACGCTTACGACCAAGGCGGGGTAGAAAATTCTCTGCGTGAGGACGAGTTTGCGGACTACCGTAATCGCGCGTTCGCAGAAATCCGAAGCGGCATGGCGTCCAACTTCGGTGGCGTCACGTCCAAGGTGGCCTCATTCATCAACTCGATTCGCACTGCTCGTCCAGCATCCTCGCTGGGCCAGAAGTGCGGCATGGATCGTTCTGACAATATCGCGGTAGACCTGAAGGGCAATATTTTGACTTGTCAGAACGTGAGCGCGGTGAGCGTGGCGCCAAATGGAGAGTCACACAAAATCGGGCACGTATCTGACATCAAGAGCGCCAAGCTCACCACTTCGACTCATTGGTCAAAGCGCGAAGAGTGCCCCAAGTGCCCGATGCTTCAGGTGTGCTCCGGTTCCTGCATGTATCTGGAAGGCCCCCTGTGGGAGACATCCTGCGACAACGCGTTCTCGGACGCGGTTCCGGTGTTCGCAGCAGGTATGGAGTTTCTGACAGGGTTTGCTCCCTTGACGATTGACGGGCCGCAACGCGAAGATCGCAAAAATCTTTGGAAGGTTGCAGCAACAACGCGCAAGAGCAAAGTCATTCCAATTACAGTGGCCGCCTAATGCGAATCATTGGTGTGCCGTTAGTCAATGCGGCAATATCTTCAGAGTTTCTAGAAGCTATTCGGGGTGATGGCGTGTTCGTTAGCGCGGCATACATCAACCCAAGAGCACTGGAAACAAGCAACGACTACAACTGTGCCGCTGCTGGGTTTGACAGGCTGATTGCGGAGGGCTACACCTTCCTTCACTCGTCAGAATTTGAGACGCTGCAAAAGCACGGCGACGTTCCGAAGAAATGTGTCGTCTGTGTAAACGCATGGCGAAATGATGATGGAACGAGAAAGACTCCGGCTCAGGCCGCTGAGATTGTGTTCGCATATTTGAAACACGTAAGGCTCGCAACAGCCAAAGATGTTGCCTACATTGTTCAAGGCAGCCCGAAACTGTACGACAGCATCGTCCCTCTATTGGAGAGTTTCGAAACGTGTGAGATTGTGGACACACAGTCTTCGGCCGATCTTGCGTATGGTTGCGTGGAAGACTTCTGCAAGTTGCCGCGCAAGACAGTGACTATGGCCCTTCGTGAAAGATTGTCCGAAGGCTACGCAAACGTGATCGGATGTATTGGCGGCACATATCGTTATGATAATCCTCCACCATTTACGCTTGATCTGGTTAAGGCGGCTCGAGTATGGCTTGTTCGAATTTCCGATGTGCCAGAAGTCGAGCAATGCACGGGTTTGGAGCTGCTTGAGCGCATTAAGCGCCAAGATTCGACTCTGAACTACAAGACAGCCGTTATTGAAATCGAATAGAATTTGACAAAAGGAAACAAAATGGCAACCAAACCCGCAGCACCTCAAACGCCTGTCGCAACGTCGAATCGAGGCATTCACACGGCAGCTAAAGACGCACCACTCAAGCAAGTGGATAAAGATGGCGTCGCAATCGTAAAAGTGGCAGATCGCTACTTTAAAATGCAGAGCAATACTTTGGTATTTGCCTACATTCCAATGGATTTTGCCGTCCCTGACGAGTGGGAAGCGGTGTCAGAAGATGATTTCCACCGCAGTGTGGCCATTTCCATGCTAGGCATGGCGTAAGTCACCACTGACTTGACATAGAGCAAAAGGCGGTGGACAATACCGCCTGTTGTCGTTTGTCCCGAAGGAATACTAATGTCTAAAGCCGCTGACTTCATCGCTCTGATGTTCTTTGCCCGTAATTTCGCGCACCGCGAACACCTTCGGACAACCTTCCTGTCGCGTCACCTCTCTCTGGAAGCTTTTTACGACGAGATCGTAGAGCTGGCTGACAAGTTCACCGAAGTCTACCAAGGCCGCAACGGTCTGATCGAGGACGTTTCGCTGGACACGGTTGACAAGCCTAGCCAAGACGCACTGACCTTTCTGCAAGAGCAGCTCGATTGGATCGAAGCCAATCGCTATCTCATCGCCCCTGTCAAAGACACGCCGATTCAAAACATCATCGACGAAATCTGCGGGCTGTACCTCCACACCATCTACAAATATCGCACCCTGATGTAAGTCACGGGTGAGCGCATAACTACGGGGGCACAATGCCAGAACCAATCTCAACAGCTACGGCCGGCACAGGCTTTGTCATCGGCAAAATCCTGTCGGCACTCGCCGGACTCATCGGGGGTCTGAGCGTGAGCGTCTTCTGGCAACCCGAGAAGATCAAACAGCACGGCAAGCTCGCAGCGGGCGCCATCATCGGGGGCATCTCCGTTGGTGGCTCGTTCACGCTAGGCGGCATGGTCGCGAAGTACCTCGGTATGGACTTCGCAGACATGGACACAGCCCTGGGCATTGGCTTCGTGGTGGGTGTCGCATCGGTCGGCCTCATCAATTTCATCGCCAACTTCTTCGATCACCGCGAGACGGATGACATCTTGGAAGTTGCGCACGAGGTCAAACAAGCTCGTCGTCGCACGCCGGCTAAACCAAAGGCCAGCGCCACCCGCGCACCCCGCAAAGTTACACGCAAGTAAGGAGAAGTCATGCGAGAAACACTTCTGTACGCCAGCGTACTGATTGCCGACATCATCGGCGTTGCAGTTATCGTCCTGGGTCTGTTCCGCGAACATCAACGCTTTTACCCCTCATGGCACAAGATCGGCCTGATCGTCATGGCCATCGGAATGTTGGCTCAAGGGGTGGAGTGTGTTCACTTCCTGATGACCGGCTCCACAAGCACAGTCTTCGGTCTGCCGACCTGGGCCTTCAAGGACTACTCGGTCGCCATCATCTGCGGTGGGTATATGTGGATGGCGCATCAAGAGTTTGCCGCCTCGCGCAAAGCTGCACAAACCAGCGTTGTAGCCGCTCTCGCAGCTACGGCAGCAAAGCGTACCGAACCCGCTAAGAAGACGCCTGCCAAGAAGGTTGTCGCCAAGAAGGTGCCGGTCAAAAAGACACCCGCTAAAAAGCGCGTGCACGCATGAATCCACTCGACACCATCAAGCGCTACCTCTGGGTGCTTTGCCTGTGCGCAATCGCGGCCAGCTACTTTGTTGGGCATCACAAAGGCTTCGCCGAGCGCGATCTGGACATGCAGGTCGAAATTGCCAAGCGTAACGAAGTAGAGCGCAAGAAGGAAGTACAACACGTCGCCACGATCAATGATCTGGCAACTCAACTGGCACAGGAGAAAGACAATGCCAAAGCTGCGAATGACAAATATCGTGCCGCTGTTCGTGCTGGCACTGAGCGCCTGTACGTCAACGTGCGTCCCGTACCAGCCAGCCCAGATTCCACCCCTGCCACCGGAGATCGCAACGAAGCGCGAGCCGAACTTGATGATTCGACTGCGGAGCAACTTATCGGCATCGCCATCGACGGCGACGACGCCATCCGGCAACTGAACACCTGCATCGACGCCTACAACGAGCTGCGTAAATGATTCCCACCAAAAAGTACGTCCAGCTGGCGTGCGAAGCGACATCGGCGAACACTGACAAGTTCTACGATGCGCTGGTGGTGGCAATGGTGCGTTACGAGATCAACACCCCCAAGCGCATCGCCGCTTTCTTGGCCACCATCGAAGTTGAATCGGCCAAGCTCACCGCAACGGAAGAGGGCTTGTTTTACTCCAGCCCCGAACGACTTGCATCAATCTTCAAACGGGCTTTCAAATCACCCGCTGAAGCGACCCCGTACATCAAAAACCCAAAAGCCCTCAGTGCGAAACTCTACAATGGGTTTCATGGCAGAGGCTTGATTCAACTGACATGGGAAGAAAACTACCGCAAGTGCGGCACCGGACTCGGTGTCGATTTCGTAGCCAACCCCAGTCTGCTGTCAACACCCCAGTATGCCGCGCTATCAGCCGGCTGGTTCTGGGACGTTCACAAGTGCAATCAATGGGCCGACCAGAGCGATATGGATCACATCACTCTGGAAGTCAACGGTAAGGCGAAACTCGCTCTTCAAGAGCGCATCGCGGAGTTTAAAAAGAACATGCAACCGGACATGGTGGCAATGATTGTGTAAGCAGCAAATGGAGTAAAAATGGCAGCAGTATCAGAACACAACATCGAAGAGTTTGTAGAGGCGTACAACGATCTGGAGAAATACCCCTCGGTCGCAGACGTGGCTAAGGTGCTTGGCATTTCAATCAAGACCGTTCGCAACAAGGCGGGTTTCATTCGCACGATGGGAAAATCCGACCCGCATTCGCCGAAGCTGATTCAACGAGCCAGTGTCTCTGAGAACCCGCTTTCTGAAGATGCTTCCAAGTTCATGGAACACTGGGGGCCAGAAGAGTGCATCGAGGAGCTGCAACGCATCTCTCTGATCGACACCGAGAAGGTCGTCACCCGCAACTACTTCCGCAACCACAGCGCCATCTCCGAGTCCACCTGGAACCGCTACTTCGGCACCTTCGAAGAGTTCAAGCGCCAGGCTGGAGTCAAACTCTCCCGTCAGCAGCACGCCCATGAGCGTGCGATCGCCAAGCATGCTTCTGTTGACCACTACCGCGCCATGAACATTGAGCGTGCGGACTGGGCTGAGAAGTACGTGCGTGATAATGACAACCGTTTCAAGACCATCCTGACGTGCTCTGACCTGCACGACATTGAAATTGACCCCTTTTACCTGCGCGTGCTCATCGACACGGCCCAGCGAGTCCAGCCCGATGTGATCTCTCTCGTTGGCGACATCTTCGACTTGCCTGAGTTCGGCAAGTACGGCGTCGACCCACGCGAGTGGGACGTAGTGGGGCGCATCAAGTTCGCACACGAAAAGATTCTTGGCCCACTGCGTGATGTGTGCCCTGACGCTCAAATCGACTTCATCGAAGGCAATCACGAAGCTCGTCTGTTGCGGCAACTGGCTGACGCTACGCCTGCACTGCGAGCCGTATTGTCTGACCTTCACGGCTTCACTGTGGCCAAGCTGCTTGGTCTGGAGAAGTTCGAGATCAACTACATTGCCAAGGCTGACTTGGCCGCCTTCAGCAAGCGTGACTTCGAACGGGAGCTGGCTTCCAACTACAAGGTCTACTACAACACCGTGCTGTGTCACCACTTCCCGCACGCCCGCAACATGGGTCTGCCAGGCGTGAACGGACACCATCATAAGCATCAAGTGTGGAGCGAATTCAACCCGATCTATGGCGCCTACGAGTGGCACCAGCTCGGCTCGGGTCATCGTCGCAGCGCGTCCTACTGTGAAGGTGAGCGTTGGCACAATGGCTTTGCCCTCATCAACGTAGACACGCACACGCGCTCCACCGCGTTTGACTACATCAGCGTCACCGACTTCGCAGTGGCAGGCGGCAAGTGGTATCACCGCGAACCGCATGAGGTTGACGCATCAATCCCTGCACGAATTCGCTGAACTTATATGGTAAGTCAGGAATGACTGAGGTATATTCGAGGCCAGGATTTACTCTCTGAAAGCAGCAACCTGATGGCACGTCACCGCACCACCCCTCCCGCTCCAGCCAAGCGCAAATCGAAAAAGGGGGGTGCGTTCATCGAACGTGACAACCTCCATACTCAGGACGACTTCTTTGAGCCACGAAAGACCGAAAAAGTCGATCGCTCCCCCATCGAGCCGCTGAACGACTCGCAGCATCGCTACATTAGCGCCATCAAGACCTTCGAACTCGTCTTTGCCACCGGCCCAGCGGGTACGGGCAAGACTTGGTTGTGCGCGGCATTGGCAGCGCAAGCCCTGTCTGAAGGCGTCATTGACCGAATCATCGTGACCC